CGTAAAGCATAATTTAAATACATTTATCCTTGTTGCTTGTACCCCGGACAAGGGGAAGGTTCGCTTGTACCCCGGTTCTGGGATACTGGCGCTTGAGAACTTTGGCTTGAAGCTTGAACCCTTAGCTTGCGGCTTGGACTCTTGCGTGGGTTGGTTCGAAAGCTTGGGAGCTTGAACCCATACCGTATTTGTATTTTTTATTTTTTTTCTAGTGTTTTCCATATGAAATATTTCCTATGTCATGAGACCAGCACGCTCTACAGCTGCCACACTGGCCGCCCTGATCCGGGGCCGGGCAGGTTCGCGCGCCTGGCTTCGTGGTAACAGTCGACGTATGCGGCCAGCTGCCAGCAGCTGCCTGATCAATCATAGTCATTGATAGTCTTATAATTAAATTTTTAGGGCACCTGTTTAGGTGGTCCCTAATCCAGGCTTCACGCGTTGGCATCCAGTGCTGCATACCAGGCGTTAACCTGCACACCTCAAAAATTTTGTTTAAGTGGTCCAGGTCCTGGACGTCGCCGGCGTCGTGCCATCTAAATACTTTATGTTTACTCACGGCTTGCGAGTTGATCACCACGGCCATGGCCTCCACCCAGCGCGGGTCCTTCAGGCTTGCTAGTCTTTTATATTGCGATTCACGTATCGCGGGAAATCTCGTATAGTTGCCCTTCATAGCATAACAACCAAAGCACACCGAGCCCGGGACCTTGGCCAGCTTGCCGCCGGTCTTGCATTCCCATGCTGGCAGGCCATAAGCAAAGCCCGGCATCTTTTCAGGCTTAGATAGTGATATAATTATTTTTTTTGCTTCTTTTATATTCATAATTCTTTCTCCTATAATATCTCATACTACAATAATATTTCCTTGTCAAGCTTGCGGCTTGAGCTCTACAGTCTACGGCTTGCGGCTTGTAGCCATTTTCCCCGAGCCAGTCCGCGTGCAATAACAGGACCCGGACCATTGCTGGTCCGGCGGCGTTAAGTTTATTTTTTCTAGTCAAGCAATACATAATATTGATCAGTAAAATTCTTTTGGAACCAGTCCAAGCCCTTACGCATTAGCTGCGCGTCACCTGTTACTTCGGCACCTTTAATCGTATCATAAACAGCCACGGCGTATCTGGGCAGCTGGCAGCTTTGACCGCTGTAAGGATTAGTTACAGTCTCAAGCGCGTGTTTAGAAGCTGGATCGCTTAACATTATTTTAAATGGTAGTTTCATATATCCTCTCATTGTTATGGACTGCTAGCTTTGCACCCTTACGGGCTCCGTTCTGGTTTATTCCTAACAGTCCATTAGTTAAGGTCCATCTCGTTAGGCAAACAACCGAAGTTGGCAAGATCACCCTTGCGCCTGATTCAATGGACCAGCTGTATTTATATCCTACAAGATCCCAGATGCAAGATAAAAATAAAAATAAATTGCTTGACAGCTTGCAAGCTTGAAGCTACGGGGCGGGCCCACCCTAAAAAAAGCTTGAACGCTCTGGGTGGGCCCACCCCAAAAAAAAACAAAAAAATTTTTCTAGTTGTAGTTGCACATTGAGTAAGTAAATAAAACCATGTGCAAACACAACCGATTTATCGTGGGCGTTCTAGAACTTATTACAAGTGAGCCAACCACAAAAAATTCGTAAATTCTGTATGGTTTCTGGGGGTACATCACACTGATAGCAACACCCCAGAAATCCTTTCATTTAGTATTAAGTTTTTGTAAATAATAACATAATATCTTATATAATCCCTTGACTTTAAAAGTCAATAGTCTAAATTAATTTTTATGCAAATAAATAAAAACAATCAACCGAAAGGAAACATGAGTAGAATAAGACTAAATTCCGAGTATCGTAATAAGATTGCAAATCGTATGAGAGTACATTTGGAACAAGAAGATACACAGGAAAAGAAAAAGTATGATGAACTAAAAGCAAATCAAATCGAACTAAATGATAATGCATGGAAAATTGCTGAACAAATAGTTAGACGACATTATACTGATGAAGATGTTGAAAAAGCATACTACTTACAAAATAAGTTTGAGAATGTAAGTACGATTGCAAAAGACAGTTGTTTTCATTTTCATTATATGGGTGAAAAAGAAGAACGAGATTACGATAACAATGTTAAAATCGTTCCCGCTACTATTGAAAAACATTTTGATTTTAAATTAAATGGTTCAATAGATACTGAAAGTAATGGCAATTCATCTTACTCACATGATAATGAATATGGTTATGCTTTGTTTCGTGATGAGTTAAAAGCACAGGAAAATTGCAACCCAGATATTTTGATTGAACAGGAGGGTAAAGATAGCAACCCACACAAAACAAAATATACTGACAATAACAATGAGTATCTCGGTGGTAATAGTAATAAAAGTGGTTATGGCAAAGAGTGGAATGAGAAATATCAATTAGATTTAATTGGTAGAGATTATTGTCGTGACCGATCTATTGCATGTACTGAACAAGAATTTAATTTTTTAATTTCTTGGAAACAGGCAAAAGGTCAATTTGTTATGGCACATCAAAAATGGATAACTTCAGTTTTAGACCAGATGAAAGAAATAAAAGTTGGTTTAAAAGGTTATAAATATTTAGACGAGGCATTAGAACTTTCTACTGAACTTGGTTTAAATATTACTGATGCTGAAATAATTAGAACTAATAGTACAGGTCTAGTTATTTACAATCCTAAAAATCTTGCTGAAAGAATTAAAGGCATGAAAAATAAGGAGGTTGATAGGAAAGCCAAAATTGAGGCAAGACTATTATACGAAAAACAACAAGCTGAAAATAGTTTAAATTAACTATTGCAATTCTGGGATATTTAAATTAATATCCCAGAATACTAACTAACATAGAAAGGTATAAAATGAAGAACGCAACGCAAGACGCAAATAAATCATTTGACCAACAGTTAATTGATATTATTAAACAACAAAATGACTTTATCTTTAATACAAGAAAAAGGTTGTTTGCACTAGAACACAAACACAAACTAAATACAGTTTTGTTTTCTGGTTTAATCGCAATCATTTACATTATGACTATCGCATTGGTGGTGTCACATGGTTAATGGCGAGAACTTTCAAATTTCTTACTATGCTAAAAAGCATGGTAAGTTTATTACTAGAAATGCAAAATGGAATGATAAGTGTAAGTATTGGTATTCAAAAGCAATGAAACCATTAATCACTTACTTTGATGTTGACGCAAATAATTATAGAACAGCAAGTGGTTCTTTTTGGGTTAAAAGAGGAGGAACACATGGCGACTCATAATTGGTGTCATAATCCAGATTGTCATACGATTAGAACGACTTCTAGGGTTCGTGGTTCTGGAAACAATAAGGTGTTAAGAACTGTTAAGATCAATACTGATAATCGTTATATACAAGAAAGTATTTTCCAATATTTCTGTAATAATAATTGTTTGTTTGCATTCTTAAATAAGTTTAGGAACGAGGTTGCAAATATAAGACCTGTTCGTGAACCGAGTGAAACACCTATCAAAGTAGTAAAAGAAAAGTATGAAAGTAGTAAGTATGTATGGAATGATAACGACAGTTATGAAAGAAAACCATACACAGCAACAAGAACCACAATACAGGAGGGTGACAATGACTAAAAAAATAATGTCGATGTTGAGTTTGATAGTGATGTTGGTTATCCATATCACTTACAACCAGATATAATTAAAATGGCTTTGTTCATTCACAACGCAACAAGTGAACAGGAAAAGATTGAACGAGTTGAGTTTGGTGTCAACAAGTTTGATTATAAATTCATGGCACATGTTATGGCAATGTTAATGTTGCCTTATCTTATGGATAAGAACATGGACTCAAAAGAGTTTAAAGATTGGCAACACATGAAAGAGAAGAAGATGAACTAACCCATAATATCCCATAGGGTATGCATAAACGACATATGTTGTTCTTGCATACCCCTAAAATTTTGCTTGAAAACTCCGGGTGGGCCCACCCATAGAGGTACCACACCGAACCAGCATAGCAATCGCAAAGCAAAGACCCAACACCCCCTAAATAACAAAAGGGATCCTAAGTCATACTAAAGTTGAAGATTTAGACGGTTATGCTATAAGTTTTGAAAACATATTGAAGATATGCAAAAGGAAAAAATATTACAAAAAAATTATGAGGGTTTGACCCCGGACGAAAGCGCTAAACTAATTGAACTTGAACGAAGCGTAGCATTGGATGAAGCTCGTCCAAATATTACAAAAAATTTTTTAAGTTTTGTTAAGTACGTGTGGCCAGAGTTTATAGAGGGGTCCCATCATAAAATTATTAATAAAAAATTTAACGATCTCGCTAATGGGAAAGTTAAACGTCTGATCATTAACATGCCGCCTAGACATACAAAGTCGGAGTTTGCCTCATACTTACTCCCGGCATGGATGATTGGTAAGAATCCAAAATTAAAAATAATCCAAGCAACTCACAC